CACCTTTATGGACAATGACGTAGACGAGCAGGTACTCATCAACTTGATGCCTATGCTGATCGAATCAGTAGCTCGTGCTCATGGTCGTGCAGTAGAAGACGTTATCCTAAATGGTAACGGTACTATTTCTGGTCTCGACAACTATGCAGCTGCGCATGCTACTACCCTGTCAATCGGTTCTGCAACTCGACTGACTTCAGGCGTTCTGCTCGCAGCTCGCGAAGACATGGGTAAGTATGGTTTGAACCCTGCTGATATGGCTTTCGTTGTTAGCCAGAATAGCTATTTTGACCTGTTGAATGATGCTAACTTCCAGACTCTGGATGAAGTTGGTTCTGATTTGGCAGCACGAGTAGTGGGCACTATCGGTGCAGTTTACGGTACTCCCGTAGTTGTATCTGAAGAGTTCCCGTCAGAAGCTGCAGGCGCTCCGGCTGCTTTCGCAGTTAATACCCGTAACTACGTTACTCCTCGACTCCGAGGTGTATCAGTTGAGCAAGACTACGAAGTCATGAACCAGCGTCGTGTAATCGTAGCTTCTCAGTCACTTGGCTTCGAAGAAATTCTGCCTGGTGATGGTGCAGGTAACGAGCCTTCTGTTAAGATCGATTTCGCAGCTTAATAGAAACGCTTTTTATAAACTGGGGAGGGTTTCCTCCCCAAGTTTTTATTAATTGACTTATGGCAGATTTAACTACTTTAAATGATTATAAAGCCGCCGAAGGGATTAGTAGCCCGAAGGACGATGCTCGTTTAAATTTTCTTATTCCTTCTGTGAGTGAATTAGTAAAAACTTACTGTGGTAATAGTTTTGTAGATTATTATTCTACAAATAAAGTTGAAGCAATTAATATTGATTGGGATACGCATATTATACAATTAACAGAAAGCCCTGTAAATACAATAGTTTCTGTAGAGGAGCGTGACTCGTATGGAAGTTCGTATATTACTCTTACTACAGGTGCTTATGAGTATTATTTAGATAGTGCTACTGATAGTGTAATTCGTACAACAAATGGAAGCTATAAAAATTGGCGTCGCGGCCCAGGAGCAGTTCGAGTAACTTATACTGCGGGATACTCTGTACTACCGTCTGATCTGCGCCTAGCAGTATTTGATTTAGTTACATACTACTTGAAAGATGAGCACAAAGAGCGACGTACAATTGCAGGCGCTAGTATTCAGAATCAAGCAAGTTCAAGTCAGCGTAATAATGTGGCATTTCCTGACCATATTAAGCGTGTACTTGATTTGTATAAGAATTTTTAGTGAGTAAAGCAACTGTATCTAAAAGAATATCTAATCAACTTCTTAAAAAGTTATCTTCAGAGTATAACAAAGAAGTTAGAAAAGAGGCACAAAGTAAAAGACCACAGATATTACAGCTTCATAATTTAAACTTTATAAATGAAACTTTAGATCAATTTATTGAACGAGGAAAAGGAAGCAAACAAATAAAAAATGTTACTATCACAAATAGTGATGTAACTAAAGCCAGAAATATTGCAAAAAAATATCAAGCAAATTTTGTTCGTTCTAGAAAATTTAAAGATGTTACTGAAACTTTAGAATTTGCACATATTCAAGAAGTTTTACCTAATGTCGCAAAAGATATAGTACAGGGAAAAAGTTTTATTGTCTCTAGTTTTTCTATCACTGGGGAAATTAAAAAACAAATAGTAGATTTTGTTCTTAAAGACAAAAGTAAATCACTAAGAGCAAGAGTAAGAGCAAAAATAGACAGAGGACATGGCGCTGCAGGGGGTACGGCAGTTTCTTCATTACAAATAGCTTCTGCAGCTTCTTTGGCATCTTCTAAAGGGATAGACTTAGCTGCAACTCCTGGTCTTGATGATTATTTAGTAAATCAATTCACAGAGTATGGAATTAGTTTAAAAAACATAGAAATAATAAAAGAAGTATTAGTTGAATATGAATCTTTAGTAACTCCAAAAGGTGACTTAAAAGGACAATATATTCCAATAATTACTTTTCAAGACTTTTATGCAAATAGAGGGATAGATGCTCGCGAAGAAAAATTAATATTAGAAATTGTAAGAAAATTTTTTACGGAAACCGTATCTGCTGATAATCTAGTAAATATGGAAGGCTCCAAAAGCTTGAGAGAACAGATAGAGGAAGTAATAGCTCTCCCTCTTGTAACTGTTGCTTTAAAAAATACGAATATAAAAAGTAATATTAAAAAGCCAAGACTATCCGGGAAAACGGGAAGAAAAAAGGCTCCTAGTAAAAAGTTAAAGGCAGGGACAGCAGTTATTGCAGCAAAAAGAAAAGCTGCAAAAAAATCTTTTACTAGAAAACCTGCTAAAGATACTCAAAGATCTATGTTTTCAATTATGGCAATGATTAACAGAAAATTGCCAGCAACTATACAAAAAAATATGAGGTATCCCGGATTAGAGAATAGAAGTGGAAGATTCGCAAATAGTGTTAGAATTTTGGATGTAGTAGAAACGCGAAAAAGTTTTCCAAGTTTTGGGTACACTTATGATAAAGAACCATATCAAGTATTCGAAGTAGGAAGAGGGGCAGCGCCTTGGGCAACCCCAGACAGAGACCCTCGTAGCTTAATTGATAAGTCTATTAGAGAAGTCGCAGCGGAATTAGCTTTAGGAAGATTTTTTACTAGGAGATTGTAATGGCGAATGAAAGACAGTATACTAGCCGAAGAGCTGCCATTACAAAAGAACTTGCAAATAAACTTGCTCTTATTAATGGGCAAGGAGCCTACCATACTGCAGTTGCGGAAGTAAGTCCACGATTAAAGTTTTGGGATGAAGTAGAAGAGTTTCCCGCTATACATTTAAATGCAGGATCAGAAACAAGAGAGTATCAAGGCGGGGGCTATAAAGATCGTTTTTTAAATATAACAATTCGATGTTATGTAAATCAAGAAGATGCGGTAGACGCTTTAGATGAATTAATAGAAGACGTCGAGACACTTTTAGAAGAAAATAGTAGATTTGCTTACTATGATAGAATGGGGTTACAGCAAACTACTCAACAAATCACAATCATTAGTATTGATACTGATGAGGGTGTACTAGAGCCTTTAGGAGTTGGAGAAATTCTCATTGAGGTTCGATACTGAAACCGCTGGCACGAACAAACGTTCACGTCCAAGCCTTTTCAAAGTTCATAGGAGATAGACTATGGCTCAACAATTATACTTTAGTAGAGACTCGAAACTCTATGTAGAATTCGATAATCAAGTATGGGAAATTCCTGTACTTGACGGATTTAGTTTCTCACAGTCTACTAACACCTCTGATATTACTCTTGCAGAAATGCAAGGATCAGATGGAATTAGCCGTCGAGGTCGACGACTTTTTACTGACTCTCTTGCTCCGGCAGAGTGGTCTTTTAGTACTTATGTGCGTCCTTTTTATTCAGGTTCGGAACACCATGCAGTAGAAGAAGTATTATGGGCTGCTATGGCGGGTGCTGATAAGTTTGGAACTGTATCTTCTGCAGGGTCTATTGATACGGCAACTGTATCTGATTCTGCTACGGATCGCACTGCGGGCACTTATATTGTAGACGCCGATGATACTACTTATAGCGGCTCCGCAGGAACAGGGGCAACTTTTCAGTTAACTGTGGGTACTGGGGGCGGAGTTACTGCTGTACAAGTAGTTAGTGGAGGTACTGATTATACTGCTTCAGAAACTTTTGTAGTTCCAGGATCTCTAATAGGAGACGGAACTGGAGACGCAACGGTAACGATTGGTACAGTTGACGCAGGAAGTAGCTATGCTTTTTATAGAAATGCAAATGTAGACGCAAATTCAGATTTTGGCGAATTTGTTTCAATGCCTACTGATACAAATAATACTATTAACTTTGGCCAGTCGAATCGCTCAGTACTTGCTAATTTTAACTTATATTTTGTGATGGAAACAAGTACGTCTAAGCCTATGGTATATAAGCTTGAAAACGCTGCAATTAATGAAGCTTCCATTGATTTCGATGTAGACGGCATCGCAACAATTAATTGGTCTGGTTTTGCAAAAAATATTGTAGATAGACAGTCTGCTGGTGATGTAATTTCAAATACTACAGCTTTTGCTTCGCAAGCAGGAACAGCAGGACAAATTCACTTAAAAACAGATAGTGATATGCAGTTTTCTCTGTTTACTTCAACGGGTACCGGTACTGGAGTAACTGCTATTGACGCAGGCGTAGATTCAACTGCTAACTTTATTCGAAATCGACTCACTCAGTGTATTGTAAGTACTACTGATACTGGTGCATTTGGCTCTGGAGATTATTATCTGACTCTTACCGGAGGTAATGTTACAGTTTCAAATAACATTACTTATCTTGTTCCAGAGGAGCTTGGCAATGTTAACATTCCAATTGAAGGTGTAACCGGGGGTCGAACAGTAACAGGCAACTTTACTTGCTACTTAACTCTTGATACTGCTGGTGCAGATAAAGGCTCTTCAGTAGATTTATTTAATGACATGACAGAATCTGGAGCAGGCTTAGATAAAGTTGTAAACGATTTCCAAGTTACTTTCCAGATTGGAGGAGCTACTGCAAATGTTCCTCGGTTGTATATTAATATGCCGAGAGTACATATCGATGTACCAGTTCACTCAGTTGAAGATGTTATTTCTGTTGAAACTGGATTCGGAGCTTATACAAACGACTTTGATAAAGCCGACGAGCTTGTACTTACTTATTTTGGTGATACAGCTTCTGCAAATCAAGAGACTTATCCTTAATATAATAATACTTTTTACTAAACCCGCTTCGGCGGGTTTTTTCTTTCCAGGTGTTAAAAATAATTCTTGACATTTTTCCTTCCCTTCGATATAATATGTGGTATAAATCAATAAAACCCTTTAAGGACTAACTATGACAGACAAAAAAGAGCCTATCTCTCTCGCGAGTCTTATGACTCCAAGTAAAACAGTAGCAATTGATTTTCCTGGATACGAAGGATTTACAGTCAATTTATGCCATTTAGCTCGAGAAGAGCTTTTGAATCTTCGCAAGCGTTGTTTAAGCACTAAATTTAATAGAAAAACAAGACAGCCTGAAGAAGAGATAGATGATGATAAATTTTTAGTAGAGTATTGTGCAGCAGTAATTAAAGGCTGGAAGGGATTAAAATTTCGATACCTAGAAGAGCTTCTTTTGGTAGATGTTTCTAATCTTGACCCCGATGATGAACTGCCTTATACAAAAGATAATGCAGAACTTCTAATGAAGAATGCAAACAATTTTGATACTTGGGTAACAGAAACAGTAGGTGACCTCGAAAATTTTACCAGCAACAAGTAGAAGAGCTTCTTCATCTACTTGAAAGATATGTAAAAGAGGCATCTTCTAATGTAGATGTTGAAAAGTATCTAAAAATTTGTGAACAGTTAGGACAAGATCCAGACCCATCTAGAATGCCGCTCGATTCTTCTGAGTTTCCAGAGGAAGTTCAAGTGGCATTTTTTGTATTCAGCTTACTATCCGATAAATGGGATGGAATGTCAGGAACTTACTTAGGGAAAGACTGGTCATCTTGTGAATATATTTTTAAACTACACAAAATAAGTAATACAAAAGATATATTTTTTATTATGAAATTATGGGAAGGAGTAGTTATGAAATATAGAGCAGAAGAAGCAGATAGAAAACGAAAAGCAGAAGAGAGAAAGAATAAGTCTGCAGGAGGTGGAAAAAATTACACCCATAATGTGCGTGGCTAATGGCAAAAAATAAGGTAATGATTGACGTAATTGTAGACGATAAAGGTACTACAAAACGTGTTGCTGTTGACGCTAAAAAATTAGGCGTGGCACTAGATTCTACTGCTAAGTCTGCGAGAAGCACTGATCGCCAGCTTAAAGGAACTGCTCAAGCCTCTGCAAATTCTACTAAAAACTTTTCAAAAATGGCACAAGGCATCTCAGGAGGTCTTGTGCCTGCATATGCTGCTTTTGCTGCACAAATTTTTGCTTTAAGTGCTGCATTTAACTTTCTGAAAAGAGCGGCAGATTTAGAGAATTTAAGAAAATCTCAAGTTGCCTACTCGCAATCTACAGGTGCAGCAGTTAATACTATAACAACTAGACTACAGCAAGCTTCTCAAGGAATGTTAGGATTTCAAGAAGCTGCTCAATCTGCTGCAATTGGAGCAGCAAAAGGGTTTTCATCTTCACAGCTAGAAAAACTTGCAGAAGGCTCAGTAAAACTATCTAATCGTTTGGGTAGAAGCTATGAAGATACATATGATCGTTTAGTAAGAGGTATTTCAAAAGCTGAACCAGAACTTCTTGATGAATTAGGAATTACATTACGGCTTGAAACTGCAACACGAAAGTATGCAGACGCATTAGGAGTAAATGTAAAAACTTTAACAGAAGCTCAACGAAGCCAAGCAGTTTATAATGAAGCAGTCGAACAGATGAATCGACAAACTGTTGGATCAACTAGTGATGCCAATGTTTTTCAAGCACTACTAAAAACACTAGAAGAAATACAGCAAAAAATTACTGAAAAAGTACTTCCTTTATTTTCCTCTTTAGCAGATTTTATAAATAAAAATGCTGATGCAGCCGCAGTAGCATTTACAGCTCTTGGAGCATTAATATTAGTAAATATTACAGGATTAACGCAAGGAGTAAAAGGGGCTTTAGCCTCTATATTTACATTTGCAGGTTCAAGTGTGGGATTGGTAGGTAAAACCGCGTCTTTAACAGGTAAACTTATTGGAAAAGCCTTGGATCCCGTTATCGAAGAAATTAAAGAAGCGGAAGACAAGTTACTAAAAGCCGCAAAAGATTCAGCTAGTAAGGCTAGAAGTGCCGCAAAAAATCTTGTAGGTCAGGGTGCAAAAAGCACAACTTTACAAAAAATTGCAGAAGGAATCGAAGTAACCCCTCAAGCCTTAGGTAAGTTAAGAAAAGATTTAGCAAGAGTCAAAGAAGAAATTAAAGAAACCGGAGAAACGGCTTCCGAAGCATTCAAAGGAGCAACAGTAGAATCTATAGAAGCAGTAGAAAAAGAGTTAAAAACTCTTGGAAGAACAAGTCTTACTACAGGACAAAAAATTAAAAAAGGAATGGCAGTAATTGGAGTAGGTGGCGTAAAACTTCTTAGAGGAAGTGTAACACTTACTTCCTTGGCTTTTGCAAACTTAGGGAAAGGAGCTAAAATTGCCGGTGGAGCTATTAATAAGGCAATGAGCCTTGCCATGAAAGGAACTTTTATTCTTGCAGGAATTCAAGCAGCCTATGAATTATTTCTGAAACTTTCTGAAACTCCATATACTTTTTTAAAAAATATAGAAACTGTTGCTAAAAAGGTAATAAAAGTTTTTGAATCTATTATCAATTTTGTATTAGCCGGTGCAAATAAACTATTGGAAGCATTAGGACTAGAAATACGAATACCAAAAGCAGATTTACAATTTTTAGTGGATAATATTGAAAATTACTCTGACAAAGCACTAGAAGCTCTTGGAACTAGTCGAGAACAGCTTAAAGTAAGAGAAGATGAAAATAACAAAGCAAGAGAACAAATTGCTTTGCAAGAAGAAATTAATGAGAAATTCAAACAAAGACTAGATCTTGTTAGAGCTTTAGCTAACGATTTTGAAAATGCTACTCTTGAAACTTTTGAGCAAAAAGCAACTTTTATATCTGGAATTGATATTCAAGAACAGCTTCGAGCTTATACAGACTTAAAAGAACGAATACAAAAAGAAGTAGAAGCAGGCAACTCTCTTAAAACAAGCGTACCTGGGCAAACAGGCTACGCAGGCTTAGCAGGTATAAGTGAAAATGAAGAGCTGAAAAAATTTAGAGAGGATCTTGCGCTAACAGAAGATAATATTCGAAGAGCTTTAGCAATATTTCCAAAACTACAGCGAGATATTTTAAAAGAATTAGGTGATGGAGTTTCCTTAGAGGAGGCTTTTGCAGATCCTGAGCTTTTCGAGCGGTTAGTAGCTGAGTATCAGAAAAAAGGTCAAGTGATTTCTGGAGCATATCTTTCTGGATTAAGCGGTATAAGACAAGGCCTTCCTCAGTTAATGACAGATTTAAGAGGTGGAAGCATAGATACTGCTGCTAGATCTTTATCAGATATGATTGATAAATTAGTAAAACCCGCAGATAGGGCGGCAATGTCGGTGGATGAGCTTTCAGTCGCTACAAAAGAATTAAATGACGCTTTAGGCGTAGATGCGACTACTTTACTAAAAACATTACAAGAGTTACAAAAAATAGAAAATGCCGCACAAGATGCGCTCAACAGCATAGCAGTTAAAGAGCTTTCAAATAGACAGCTTCCTGGAGCTGTTGGAAGACAAGCGAGTTTACAGACCGCTACGGAAAGAGCACAGCAAGAATTAATACTTGCAGAAAATTCACTATCAGCATTTCAAGAGGCAAATAGTGGAAAGGGCGGATTGATAGAGACAGATCCTGAGGCATATGAAGATCAAATTAGAAAGCTACAACAAACGATAGCTTTGGCAACTGAATCAAAACGAATTGCAGAAAGAAATCTAACTGAAATTGGACAATTAGGAAATGCAGTTGGAGATTCTTTGGCCTCAAGTATGCAAAGTGCTTTTGAGGGACTTATTCAAGGAACTATGTCTGCAAAAGAGGCTTTTGCAAGCATGGCAAAAAGTATGTTGCAAGCAATTGCAAAGGTTATTGCAGAACTTCTTGTTGCAAAACTATTAACCGCAGCTCTTGGGGGTACTTCTTTCGGAACTTTTTTAGGAATTCCTGCAAGAACCGGCGGTATATTTGAGCAAGATCCTTCAATGCGTTACGGCGGGGTTGCAGAAAAAGTACAAGCATATGCGGGAGGAGGAATTGCAAAAGGACGACAAGCAGGATATCCTGCAATTCTTCACGGTACAGAAGCAGTTGTACCTCTTCCTAATGGAAAAGAAATTCCAGTACAAATGACTAAAGGATCCGGGAGCACTAACAACGTTGTAGTAAATGTAACTGTCGACTCAAATGGAAATGCGCAGCAAAATACTTCTTCTTCAACTAATCAAGGAGCGGGTCTTGGAAATGCAATTGCACTTGCGGTACAAAAAGAACTTCAAAACCAAAAAAGATCTGGCGGAATACTTAATCCGTATGGAGCTGCATAATGTCTAAGCAGTATCAATTCAAAATAACTCATACTGATTTAAACTCTATATTAGGAGCTACAACTCCTCCGAGAGCTACTGATGGCACTGCAGATATTACAGTAAGTGTTGATAGAGGCTTTTCAAGACAGATAAGTAACTCATTATTAACTGCAAAATTTGGTGATGGATATGAGCAAAGAGCTTTAAACGGTATAAATACAAAACAGGAACAAATTTCTGTGTCTTTTAACAATAGAGATTATAAAGAGGGTAATCTAATTGCAGCTTTTTTTGATTTAAAAGCAGGACTTAATTTTAATTTGACTGTTACTAATACTAAAGATGTAGAGTCTTCTTCTCCAACAGAAACTACAGAAACTATAAAAGTAACTTGCGACGGATATAATTTAGTTTATGTAAATGATTCTGCTGTTTCTATTCAGACAACTTTTAGACGAGTATACGAGCCTACAGCATGACCGATTTAATAGATACAGTACAAAAAACAGCATTAGACGATGCTTTTATAGAATTATTTGATATTACAATAAGTTATGGGAATAATCAATCCGTAGATATACATTTAATAGACGGGCTAGACCCGGATAGTTTAAATATATGGATGCCTTATGAGCAAAGTAATGGGACAAGGATTTGGGCAGAATATTTAGCATGTCCTATTGCTATTGAAGGAATATCAATAGATAGTGCTGGAGCAATTTCTAGACCTACTCTTAGTATTGCAAATATTGCTTCGATGGCTCGAAGTCTTTCAGACTATTCTGCAACGACCCCAGAGAATAGTGACGGTTTCGAGAATGAAACAAATATTGATGCAATATTAAAAGGGTTGAATATAGTAAAAAATGAAGATGTTATTGGCTCTATAGTACAGTATAGAAAAACTTTATTAAAAAATACATTTGTAAAATCAAGTGATGCAGGGTCTCCTGCAGTAGATAGATGGTACCCCTATGATCACCCGACAAAAACTGGAGACGGAGCCGGAATTTATGACATAAATGATACTATTCCCTCCTCGATAGAATTTTCTCCTCAGCGATTTATACTTGATAGAATAGCTACAGAAACCAGCATAATCGTTCAGTTTGAATTAGCAAATCCTTTAGATGTTCAAGGATTAAAAATACCAAACAGATATGTTATTGGTAAATACTGCCCTTGGGAATATAAAGGAGCAGTAGCGGGGTCTGTAAAGTCTGGGTGTCCTTGGAAGTCGGATATTTATACTACTAGAGGTAATTTTAGCCAAGGCACATCGTATTCTAGTAATGATGTTGTAGTAGATAATGGTCGAAGATACTATGTAATTGGGGACCCGTCTAATGCCGGTGTCGAAGAGTCTGTTTCAGCAGATAATCTTGCCCATCCAGGCACTTGGGGACATGGACCTTGGTTTGATATTGATAATGCTAATACTACAGAGGCAAATGATAGTTGCGGTAAAACAATTCAAGCTTGTAAGTTAAGATTTCATCCAAAAGGCACCGCTCAAAATTCAAATGGCGACACTATTCTTTCAGCACATCAAAATACTGAGATACCTCTTCCTTTTGGAGGCTTTCCAGGAAGCCGTAAGTTTAAGTAATGCTTGAAGAAATACAAAAACATTTCGAAAAAGAATATCCACGAGAAGCGTGTGGAGTTATTGGAATTGTAAAAGGAAAAAAAGAATGGTTTCCTTGTACAAATGTTGCAGAAGACGAGGACGATTTTATTCTCTCCTCCAAAGATTATTTTAATATTGTAAAAAAATGCGATATATTTGCAATTGTACATAGTCACCCAGATACTTCAAATGAGCCTAGTGTTTCTGATATAAATAATTGTAATGCTCTGGGAATTCCATACTGGATTTTTAGTTACCCTGATATGGAACTAAATATTGTAGAACCTGAAGAAAAAACGCATCCGTTAATTGGCAGAGAGTATAAGTTTGGAGTACAAGACTGTTTTGAAGCAATGAGGGATTACTTAAAGAGTCAAAATATTGATATACCTCCGAGAATACCTTTTGAAGATAATTGGTGGGATAGAGAATTAGATTATTTTTCAGAAGAAACTATAAAACAATGGGGAGGAATAAAAGTCTCTTTAGAACAAATACAAAAAAATGATGTTCTTATATTTAAAGTAAAGCATGATGTTCCAGATCACTGTGGTGTTTATATTGGAGATAATAATTTTTTTCATCATGCAGAAAATAGATTATCTTGTAGAGAACCTTTAAATGAGTTCTGGGTAAAAAGTTTAGACGGAGTTTATAGATATGGAGCGTAAAGTATATTTAGAAGGAGCAATAGCAAAAAAATTCGGTTCTGAGTTTACAATTTATGCAGAATCTGTAGCAGATGTATGGAGATGCTTAAATTGTAATTTTCCCGAGCTTCGACAATATCTTATTGAGTGTCACGAAAAAAATATAGGATTTCTCTGTCAAGTAGGAGATAAAGGACTAGATGATGAAGAAGAAATGCTATTAAAAATAGGAGAAGGAGATATTTTTATATCTCCTCAGCCCGCAGGCTCAAAAAGTGGTTTAGGAAAAATATTGGCAGCAATAGCTATTGTAGCTTTAGTAGCTGTTGGGGGCGCTATTGCTTTAGGGGCTAATACAGCTTTAGCTGGGGGCGCTTTTGGCGGCGGTATAATGAGTGGCTTATCCGCAGGATTAGCATATGCTGCTGGAAGTACTCTTGGACTTTTAGCATTAGGAGTAGCAGTAAATTTAGCCCTAACAGGACTTCAACAAATTATGGCTCCAGATCCTTCATTGGATATACCTGAAAATGCTGCGGAAAATTCTTATTTATTTCAAGGGTCTGAGCAAACAGTCTTAGAAGGCGACCCTGTACCAGTAGTTTATGGACAGCTTAGAGTCCCTGGAAGGCCTATAGGATTTGAATTACGAAATAAAGAAAACGTTTTTAGTAATTACTACTATAACGGGGGCTATCCTTATACGCCAGGAAGTTTAACATATTATTCGCAGTATGTGCTTAGGTAATAAATAGGAATATATAAATGGTCACGCCTGTAAAAAGTAATCAGCAGCATATATTTATTCATGATGCAATTTGTGAAGGCCCTATAGACGGGCTTTTATATGGAGAATCCTCCATATTCTTAAATGGAAATAGAGTTAAAGATCTCGATCCAGATGCTCCATGGACTCCTACTGAAGGTAAAATTAAATTTACTAGTAGTAACGACTTAACTGGAGCAGTCACTTTTCCAAATATTCCATCAAATTTTTCTGGTACTCCAAAAAATGATAATTTTTTAGTATTAAGAGATGAAGGAATAACAAAAAGCAGTGCACAATATAATAGTAATGGTACTATTACAATTACTGGTAGTACTAATTTTAGTGACTATCATGTTACGGCGAAAGAAAGTGCGACATTAACAGGAATCTATTATAATGGTTCCGGCACTTTTACTACTAGTGTGGCTTCTTCCGGCTCGGGGTACACAAGCGCCCCGGGAGTTGTTATTAAAAGACGAACTTCTGCTAGTCCACTTACTTATGAAGTTATTACTTCAATAACTGCTACTACGACTGTGAGCAATGGTTCTGTAACTGGAGTAACTTTTAGTAGTGGTACTCCCGATGCAGGAAACTACATATTTGAAGTAGAAACCCCGACAGATATAACTAATAGATTTATAGTATTAGCCAATCCGAATACAAATGAAGTTATGTCTGTAGGGGAGGGAAAAGTATCCGGAACCTCATTAATATTTATACCTTATATAAAACACTATAATGATAGAGATATATGGCTAGTAAATAATAATATTAATTACAAAGTACAAGTATTAGAAAACGTAAAAATATCACAGATAGACAGTATTAATAATATTATTACTCTTGAACAGGCCCCTTGGATGCTTGGATTCTACTCTCCGAGTACATCAGATCCTGCAGAGTTTAGTTTTACAATAACAGGAGCTACTGCACCTAGTCCTGATGATTTTGAGGCTGAAAATCCATCTTCTTCCAATAATTTTGTGGCTCAGTTTAGAGGTGGAAGTACTTTTCAAGATCCTATTGTTGAGTTAAATGGTGTTGGAGGAGGTACCTCTTACACAGGACAGCTTAATACTCTTCCGACTACACAGCTTAAACAGATTAATTATAGTGTATGGAATACCGAAAATCCTGATGATATATTAGATAGAAATGACATAGCCTTCAAAGATTTCGGAATAGACGGTTATCCAGAAAGTCAAAATATTAATACTGAAGGTGCCATATCTCCTATTGAATTTTCTGCCAGTATTTTTGGGGATCTTAATTCCGTGGTTCCAACTTTAGATGAAGTTAGAATCTCAATAGCCTATCCACGATTGCAGTCCATAAGAAAAGATAATGGTGATGACACTACTAATTATGCCCATTATTTAATTCAAATAGCAAGAAAAGCTCCAGGGGCTACAGGATTCGAAGCCTATAAACATGCTTTTACTTCCGCTGACGGAACTTCAGTAGGTATTATACAACACGCAGGAAATGATAATGGTGCAATTTCCTTTGAGCATTATATTGACTTGTCGATAATTAAACCCTTTGTAGATTTTAAAATAAGAATTTTTCGTTTAAGTCGGCATAAAGGTGTGGGGATTGCCCAAGGAGGTGGAGATGCTGCTGAAGCTTGGGATACTGATCAAGGAGATTCTACTAGTAATATCTCTAATATAGTTGCAATAAATACTGATAAATTTTCCTATCCTTATACTGCCCACGCGGGCCTATTCTTAGATTCAAGGGAATACACTAGCGTTCCAAAAAGAAGCTATGAAATTCGTGGAATGAAAGTAAAAGTTCCTTCTGGATACTTACCCAGAGAATATAGTACTGCTACTCAATCTAAAACATTAAACGGGGTTAGTTCACCTTATACTGTGCCTATCTATCCAGACTTTTGGAGTGGCTCATTTAGTACAGAACTATACTATACAGATAATCCTGTCTGGATATTTTTAGATATTATTACAAATAATAGATTTGGGGCAGGAGACTGGGTAAGTTTATCAGATATAGATATATATTCTTTATATAGAGTGTCTAAATATTGTGATGAATTAGTACCAGATGGTAAAGGAGGGTTTGAACCTCGATTTACTGCAAACTTATACCTATCTAAAGCTACTGATGTTTATAAAGTTGTAAAAGACATGGCCACAATCTTTACATCTTTAGTGTACTGGATGGATGGTAAGATGAGCACAATACTTGATGCTCCTGGAGACCCAGTTTATAGTTTTTCTCGGGCAAATGTTATTGAGGGTACTTTTGCGTATGAAAGCACTGGACAAAAAACCAGAACTAATCAAGTTATAGTAACTTGGAATAATCCAGAAATAGGATATGAGCCTACCGCTCTTATTGTAGAAGATAGACAAAATATTATAGAATCTGGTCGTATTATAAAAGAAGAAGCAGTTGCTTTTGGGTGCACTTCTGAGGGTCAGGCTCGCAGATATGGAAAATGGAAATTATTTACTGCTCAAGAACAAACTGAGATTGTTTCTTTTAAAACATCTTTTGAGGGCTTATTTCTTAAACCTGGAGATATAATAGAAGTACAAGATTCTGCAAGATACGGAGCCACTCTTAGTGGTAGAATTGCAGAAGTAGATAGTAGTGGAACTGTAATAACCGTAGATCGTCCACTAAATTTAAATACTTCTGATTCCGACTATAGCTATAATCTTAATGTTCTTATAACAGAACCTGCCGCTTTTTATATAGGAGAGGACACTCTTGATTTAGATTCAAATGGAGAAATAACCCTTGGAGGAACGGAATACTCTAGAGGTAAAAGAATAACTACAAATTTGTATGTTTATGAAAATAGCTCATATACTTCTGTAGAAATAAATACAGAAGCAAGAGCAAGTAATGCTTTCTATAATGATAGTGGCACTTACCGTCCGATAGAACTTTCTTGGAAAAAAGACTCTTTTGTTGAAAGTAAAAGTGTATCTTCGTATGATAATGGATCTGCTTCTGGAAATGCAAGAATTACTGTATCAGACACTTTTGAAGTAACTCCTACTTCTAGCTCCGTATGGATGCTAGAAGAAATATATGATGGTAATCAAACTACAGGTTCTCCAGACTTATATAAAATTTTAGGAATAGCCCAAGAAGAAAACAATGTTTATAGTATTTCCGCAGTAGAACACTATAATAGTAAATATTCTTTTGTAGATGACCCTGATTCAATTTTAGATATTCCAGAAGACGTATACCCAGTTGAAAGCGAAATTATTCAAGCGCCTACAGATGTATTTATACTACAAAACTCTAATGCTTCTAGGCCTAATGAGGAACTTATAGTTGCATGGGATTATCCAGAATTTGATTCTAATGGTATTCCTACAAATAGATTTTTAGATAGTTTTGAAGTATTACATACTCTACCCGACAGACAAAATATATTTACGGTAAACAGTACTAATAGAACTCTTTCTATTCGGGATGTACCAAACGGTACTTTTACTTTTAGAGTCAGAGCAATATCTGTTTCTCAGAAAAAATCTGCGTGGACTTCAACAAAATATATAGTAGATGACCCGTTTGATGATAATGTAAGTAGAAATAAAGGCATACAGCTTGAAGGTCTTGCCTCTCAGTTTCCTTTTATAACAAATGAAACGAACTCTAATTCCGGACTATTTAGAGGAGACTTTGATTCCGCATTAGGTGCTTATGACTCTATTAGTAATGATGAAGGCTATAGAACGGGAGATATTGTTCTCAATACTCAAGGTGAGTATAAGTATCTTCCGAGTGAATCAGATGGCGGAGATGCAGAAGACTTAACAACTTGGCTAGATCATAGAGGAGGTATTTTTAAATTCAGACTACCTGTAAGTACTGTTGTAGCTCCAAGTAGATTTAGAAGAGCTAATAGTGTTACTTTTTCTTCTAATTATACTTTTGATGTAAATATAATTAGAAGCGAGAATTGGACTGGAACAACGACAGGAAATGGAACTAGAATAGCTTATGTAGTTTTAGACAAATATGATTATGGATTAGATACTTTTGCTCTTAAACTTATAAATGCAAGATTTGACGAAGATTTAAATATTTTTTATTGGTACGACCTTCATGAAGCAATGAATGAAGACAATACTACGGATCTTCAAAAATACTGGAAAGAATTACCCAGACCTAGTTCTAGTTCTAGTTCTGGCACCGTAGAAATTGAAGCCGGAAGTAATAAAGTAACTGGTACTGGGACTTATTTTTCTTACTTAAATAATCTTAATAAATTAAGATTTTCTAGTTCTTTTGCGGCTAGAGTTGCTTATATTGAGAGTGACACTGTAATGTACCTCGATAGGAAAGCAGAAACAGCAATTTCTTCGGGAACAACAGCTTATGTTCAAAAATACGCTCCAGAGTTTCGCAATGATGTAATTATAGGGCAAATTACTGTAGGAAATAATGGAAGAGGCGCCTTTAATTTTCAAAACTTTTTAACTCTTGATCCGACTCTTAGGGGGAATCGAGATGTTATTATTGATACAAATGTTGCCTTTTTACAATATAATGTAGATGAAGAACTTGTTCTTGCACCGGAAGCTCTTAATATTTCTGCAGTTGCTTTGGGGTTTGATAGCCCTCAATTTAAACTAACTTATGGAGATCCTTCTACAGCTCCTATAGATGGAGATGGTAATGATGTTTTTGCTGCTGAGGATACGGCTTTTCAAGATCCTAATTCAGGATTATATAAATACGAAAAAGAAATTTGGGATGGGCTTGAAACTATTCCCTACTCTGGCGGTAATCAAATAGATATTTATGTTACTGTTCATGAGAAAGATGATCCAGGTGATTCTAATAAGTCTGTAACAGACTCTATAACTATTCCACGAGTCGGAGATGTTGCCGTAGGGGAAGGAACTAAGAGTGTATTTCTTGAATTAGAAGCGTATGATATTGTCTACAATGAAAGAGGTAAGAATCCAAGCTATACTGGAAGTAGTGACGGAGATATTACTCTTACTGCAACTGCTTCGAATGGTTTTACCGATCCAATCTTTAGATTTAAAGTTGCAGGAACTGCATTAATAAAAGATGCTACTACTTATCCTGGAGCTGAATGGTTTGACCCCGGTGCAAGTAATATTGCAACTATAAATTTCGATGTTCCCACCGAGTTAGGAACTAGTCCTAATTTTACATGGGGCGGTGTAAATGGTGGAAGCAAGACAGTAGTAGTAGAAGTTGCAGAAAAACCTGAAAATTGGACTGCAAATGTTCCTACTTCTGGAGACAATACAAATGAACCCCCTGAGAATGATATTGATGCAAAAGATGTAGATAATATTATTGCATTTCGTCGAGGCGCCGGAGGTATTAGTGTAAGTTTTACAAATGATAGCCATGTAATTGCTTGTGATGCAGACGGAAATGTAATTGAAGAAAGTAATGGAACTACCCTTCGATCTGGTGGAACTTTAAAAGTTTTTCAAGCAGGAATACCATTAAATTATGTAGCTTCTGGTCCTGTCGAAGGACAATGGACAATTACTTCAACCTCCACAACAGAGGATTATAATGGAACACAAGGAATAACTGTAGGAGGTATAACTGCTACAACATTAAGTGATGAAACTATAGTAGCAACAATTGCTGATCATACTTTTAAAGGCGCTTTGGGAGCTAATGGATTTGAGACAACAGAAGCAATAACTTATAATATTTCAATTCCTCAATATGGAGAGGAAGCGGCCACTCTCTCTGTAGTTCAAACATTTTCTTTAGTAAAAAATGGAACTGTAGGCTCTTCTGCAAGTTTGGTGTATTTGTACGCTCCAGGGCCGGCAGATACAAATAGTAATAATGTTCCAAGTAGTCCGAGTGCTGGCTTTCCAAAAGTTAAAGTAGATCTTTCTACCGGACAAATTAGTACAAGTGGAAATGATGATTCTAACCCTCCCGCCCCTGTATTTGACGGAGAAGAATACTATGATGGTGGTACTAGCGGTACTGTATGGTACAGCAGTTTAACAAGTGCCGCCTCTGCTGCTACTGGGAATCAAATCGTTTATGTAGTTGCAGCAACTGGAAATGGTACTGGTGATTTTGATTTTATTTCGTATAATGAATGGACCAATGCAGTACCTTTTACAGGCGCCAATGGTTTTAATTCTGCCGTTGTAGAAATATTTAAGCAAACAAGCAGCAGTACAATGACAACAGATGTTCCTTCAGGGACTCTAACTTATACTTTTGCTGATGGCTCTTTGTCTACTTCAAATAGAAATAGTTGGCTAACAAGCCAGCCCAGCCCTTCAAGAAGTCAGCGTTATATCTGGAAGAGAACAGCAGCAGCAATTAGTACAGATAATGAAGATGATATTCTGGATTCAGAATGGTCAGATGCTGCTCTTGTGGCTCAATTTGTAGAAGATGGAATAACTCTTGAACTAACAAATGACGCAGAAACTGTTGGAGCGGCTACTTCGAGCACTGAGCTAAATGAATTAAATATTACTACAACTGCGAAAGTTTTTCAAGGCGGTAGTGATATAAGTAGTCACTGGAGTTTTAGCGCAACTGCCGATACTGGTATCACTGTAACTACTAGTGGAAATACCTTTACTGTTACCGATCTTTCTTCCGCTTTTCAATCCGGAAATGTTTCGATAACTGCAACTGCGAACAGCAACGGTAACTATGCGGGAGCTGCTTCAAGAAGTGTAAACTTTACAGTTACAAAAGTTGCAAATGGAGAGGATGGAGAGGATGGAGTTTCTTACCGCATTACGCCTTCACAAGCTGCCGTTGTCTATGATCCAAATAGTGATCCTGTTTCTTGGTCTCCTACCAGTGTTACTTTTAGTGCGTCAAAAATAACTCCAAGCGGCTCTACTTCATTTACTTCTGGGTATTGGAAATTAAATAACAGTAACCAAGGCCAAGCTTCTAGTGTAAGTAGCGGAACAATTAGTGATACTTCTGGAAATATTACTGCTAAGCTATATTTAGACTCTAGTTATACTGAATTAGTCGATACTGAGTCTGTACCTATTATTCCACAAGGTTTAGACGCAGATGCGTTAACAGTTACCGAAGACACTTCTGTAGCAGGAGAAATAACTCTTAACTTTAGCGACGGCACTTCTATAACAATTAATGATGGAGACGATGGCGATACTAAGGGTGTGGTACCTATTTATGCTAGTAACTCTTCGGGAGACAATCAAAGTTATACTCAAGGATCTTTAGCTTATGTTAATTACTATGAGTATACTAATAGTAAACCTACCCTGCCTGTGTCTAATCTTACTTGGGTTAAATATATAGGAGAAGATGGCGATAACCAAGGCGTAATACCTATCTATGCAGATAATGCTAGTGGTACAAATGCAACTTTTACGTATTCAAATCAAGAATATGTTAATTTTTATGAATGGACAGGCTCCGCCCCTACTGTAGTGCCTGCAGGACTCACTTATGTAAAATTTGTAGGAGACGATGGAGACGATGGAACCTCTGTTACTGTTACGAGTACAAGTACCTCTAATGGAGTTACTACTGTTAACTTTTCTGATGGTACTTCTATAACTATAACCGATGGAGACGATGGAACTTCAGAAGGTGTATTAGTCGTATATGCTGATGACTCTAGTGGAACAAACAAGTCCACTACAAGAGGCGCAAATCAAAATTATGTACTATATTACGAATGGACAGGAACAAAACCAAGTGTAAGTAGTGTAACTGGAACTTGGGTTCTTTTTGTAGGTGACGATGGCGAAACGCAGGGAGTTATTCCAGTATACTCTTCTGTAGCTAGTCCTACCAGTACTGGACAGCTTTCTTTAACTTATTCAAATCAAGAATACATTACATTTTTTGAGTATACAGGCACAAAACCAACTTCTGTTACTAGTGCAATGGTTAGCCAAACTTATGTTCCTTTTGTAGGTGATGATGGAGCAGATGGAACAGCAGGAGACCCAGGCCCTCGATCCGTTTTTGCATATATTTATTATCAAAGTAGCTCTACTTCTGCACCGACCATTCCTGCATTAAGTACTTTTACTCCAAATTTTACAAATGGATCTGTATCCAGTAGTAATTCTAATTGGAGTACAAATACTCCAACTTTTGTTGCCGGAAATACGAATAAGTACTGGTATTTTACATTTACGGCTACAGAGAGTGGTACATATAATAATGGGTATCCAAGTGTTACTAAAAATTCTAGTCCTTCCGCAGGCTCTGGAGCAATACAAGGAATTGGGTTTACTGGATTAGTAACTTTTTCAAGTACAAATAATATTGATGGATTTAATCCTATAGAATGGATTAATGATAATGGAGCAACTACAGGTACAAGTAATACTACCACTATTGATGGGGGGTTAATTAGAACAAATACAATTATCGCCAATAAGCTAGCTTTTACTCCCGTTACTTCTGTTGCTGGTGTAACAGGCTCATCAATTTCTGCTGCTCAGTTAAGCTCTGCAGGAGGGTTAGTTCTTACTCAGGACTTAGGAAGCTTAGCAAGTCAAGACACTGTTGATTTAGTAAATGATATATCAGGAAATCTACCGACTACAAGCGGCGGCACAGGAAATAGCTACAGTAATCTTACGGCTTTAGCAAATGGAATAGCTGCGACTACTGCATTCGGAGATTTAGCCACTCTGGACAGTATTTCCGCGACTAGTAGCTATATTACAGGTCTTGGAGATTTAGCGACTCAAAATGAAGCAAATCTAGATTTTATAGGTCTCTCCTCTACAGTTGTACAAGCAGGAAAGATTACTCTTGGCACATCTGGCGTTCTTTTTGACAATGCAGATAGTAGTCACACTGTTGTTCAAAATGCAATTATATTAGATACTTCAGGAAGTGCGAATGCAATTTATATCTATGACGGTAATGCTTTAAGAGTTAAACTAGGAAAGCTATAACCACCAAAAAAATAAAACTTGACATAAAATGTCCCTTTTGTTATAATTTCATCATGGAGAGATTTAAATGAGCGCAGGTACTTATAACTTATTCATTGACCAAGGATCCGATTATGCGATTCAGCTTACTGTAAAGGAAAATGGATCTGCTAAAGATTTAACGGGCTACTCTGCTCGTGCACAGCTGCGCTCAACAAAATCAGCAACCGATGTAACAGCTACTTTTACGTGTACAGTTACAAATGCGTCAGGAGGTATTATAAAAATGGCTCTTGGAAATAGTGTTACAAAAGACATTTCCCCTGGTGTGTATTATTATGATTTGGAGTTACATACAGCAAGTGATGCTTATGTAACTAGAATATTAGAAGGCCAAGCTACTGTCTCTCAAGAGGTTACGCGATAATGGCTATAAGTATTTCAATAGCTCCTTATGTTACCTCCGTTGATGTATCTCAAGAGGCAACAAGAGTAGTTGAAGTTTCTGCAACTATTCCTACTCTTTCTATAAGTTCTGGAGGCGGTAGTGCATCTTCAATAACTGTAACACCTTACAACACAATTTCATCAACAAACCTGCAAGACGCTTTAGAAGAGCTTGCAGATCAAAGTTTTCGTAGCAATAGTGCCCCAACTACAAATGTAGAAGAGGGTGATACTTGGTACGACACGCTAAACGATATTTTTTATGTCTATCGCACTTTAAATGGTACCTTGGATTGGCACCCTTTACTTGCAACTGCCGATGAAGGTAGATTAGACGGAGGAGCCTTTTAAAGGCTACTGGAGACTCTTAAATGGCTCAAGTAATTCAAATTAAGCGCAGTACAACTAGCGCTGCCCCGAGCAGTAGTCTAGCCGCAGGCGAACCCGCATACTCAAGTAATTCCGATAAGCTTTTTCTCGGACATCCTGATGGGACTACTGGTAACATCGTAATCGGTGGAAAGCTGTATGTCGATATGCTCGATCATACTGCGGGTACTCTTACTGCAGACAGTGCTCTTGTCGTTGATTCAAGCAGCAAAATCGATGTATTGAATGTAGACAATATTACTCTTGATGGTAATGCAATTACATCTACTGATACAAATGGAAATCTTACTCTTACTCCAAACGGTACGGGAGATCTTGTACTTGATGGTCTTAACTGGCCTCAAGCTGATGGTACTGCAGGACAGTATCTAAAAACAGATGGCTCTGGACAGCTTTCTTGGGATACTGTAACTACTTCATTTACTATCTCGGACGGCACAAACTCAGATACATTTAGTACGGGAGGCACTCTCAGCTTTACAGCGGGTACAGGAATCTCAATTACTGTAAGTGATGATGAAGTTACAATTGCTTCTTCTGATACTTCAACTCCTGTAACTTTAAATGCTGCTGTAACAGATGTTCTGTCTCTTAGCGGACAAGAAATTTCAGCAGTAGATAATGGTTCTGATGCTCTTATCGGCTGGGACGATTCAGCAGGTACTCTTACTTATTTGTCCGCTGCGGATGTTCGAACAGCGATCGGTGTAGATGCTTCAGGCACTGACAACTCTACAGATGTAACTCTTACTGGATCATATGACTATTTAACTATCAGTGGTCAAGCAATCACATTAGGTCAAATTGATCTTACTACTGATGTAACGGGTGCTCTGCCAAATGCAAATCTTGCAAATTCTTCAGTAACTCTTGGCTCTACTTCAGTATCTCTTGGGGATACTGCAGCAAGTCTTGCAGGTCTTACAAATGTAACTGCTACAGGTACGATTACTGGCGGTACAATTACTGATGGTACAGCTTCTCTTTCAAGCGGTTCAATAACAAGTGCTGTTAATGGCACATTCAGCGGTACTGTAACAGGCGGTACAATTACTGATGGCACTGCATCGTTTACAAGCGGTGCTTTGACTGGCGCTACAACAGGTGCTTTCTCAAGTGATGTAACTATTGGCGGTAATCTAACTGTAAGTGGTACAACGACTACAATTAATTCAGAAACTCTTACTGTTGATGATAATATTATTGTTCTTAATAATAATGTAACTGGTAGTCCTACTGAAAATGCCGGGCTTGAAATCGAAAGAGGCACAGCTACAAATGTATACTTCCGTTGGAATGAAACTTCAGATAAGTGGCAATTCAGCGATAGCTCAGGAACTGCAGAGGATATTCTAAGTGCTACAAACTTTGAAACTTTGGTTCCAACGCTCGAAGGCGGTTCTTTCTAATTAAATAAAAAACCCTCGCGTATATACGCAATTTAAAGAGGAAGCCATATGGCACAAACGATCAAATTAAAGCGCTCGGCTACGTCGGGCGCTGCTCCCAGCACATCCGATTTAGCACTTGGTGAAGTTGCAATTAACACTTATGATGGTAAAATGTACATCAAAAAAAGTGTTGGTGGTACAGAAAGCATAGTAGAAATCGGAGGCTCTTCTCAGTCTGGCAGTAATCCTGTAAAAATGGATGCAATTACAACTGTGAATGGTCAAGCAGCTTATTCTTTAACTGCGAGTAGTAGTGCTCACACCCCTTCTGATCAAAATGCTCTTATTGTTTCCCTAAACGGCGTAACCCAGGAGCCCGGCGACTCTTTTACTGTTTCTGGATCTACAATTACGTTTTCGCCTGCACTTGTAACAGGAGATGTAGTAGATTATATTGTTGATATGGGTACAGGATCAAATCTTACAAGCCTAGGATATGCTACTGTAGATGACGCAACGGCTTTGGCAATCGCTTTAGGATAATATTATGGCAAATACTTTTAAAAATGCTTTTTCAGCAGATATAAGCAACAGTTCTTATGCTGATGTTTACACAGTGCCTTCTTCAACTACGACTGTGATATTGGGCTTGAATATATGCAATAAAACAGCGAGCGCTGTAACAGCAAAAGTTCAACTTCAAGATACATCCGCATCTTCTGCAACTTTTCAGATTATCGAAGATGTTTCAATTCCTGGAAATACTTCTCTTGAAGTAATGTCTGGACAAAAATACATTTTAGAAGCAACGGACGTTTTACGAGTACAAGCAGGCACTGGATCTGCTCTTGATGTTACTCTGGGCGTGATGGAGATAACATAATGCCTTTTATTGGAGTACAACCTGTATCATCTGCAGGCTCTATTTCTGGAGTAACTGCGACCGCAACGGAGCTTAATTACTTAGATATTACTACGCTAGGTACTTCGGAAGCATCAAAAGCTGTCACAGCGGATGCCAATGGTGTGGTAACATTTGACAACGGTATATCAGAAGAATATAGCACAGTTACTTCTAGCTCAAATGCAACAACTATTGATCTTCAAGCAGCCACAAATTTTAGTCATACTTTGACAGAAAACACTACATTTACTTTTAGTAACGCAGTGTCTAGTGGTAAAGTGTCTGCATTTACTTTAAAAATTGTACAAGATGCAAGTGCTTCAGGTTATGTTATTACTTGGCCTTCTGCAGTTGATTGGCCTTCTGCATCTCCCCCAACTTTAACCTCCACTGCTAATGCGGTAGATATGTTTGTATTTACTACGCACGATGGTGGTACAACTTGGTATGGCTTCACGGCAGGACAAGCTCTCGGATGAGTAGATCATCTTTAAAATCTATACAAGCGGCCTCGGGGGCCGCAGGACCTACTATTGATACGGGGGACGAGTATTTCTCGAATGTAGTTTTATTACTGGACGGTGATGGCACTACAGGGCAGCATAATAATACTTTTGGGGACTCCTCTTCTTCGCCTCTTACAATCACTGAGAACGGTACAGTAGTACAAGGAAGTTTTAGCCCTTATCTTACTAATTGGTCTACTTATTGTAATGGGACAGCTAGTTATAGCTCATTTTCACATAATACCGCATTAAATCCAGGTACTGGAAATTTTACAATAGAATTTTGGATTTATCATACAGCCTTAACAGGAGTTCAAACTCCTTTTGAAAAAGGATATACAAATGCGGGGGGCATGTTACTTCAATCAGAAAGTGGAACTGGTAGACTTCGTTTTCATGCCAGCGGGTATGAAATTCTTTCAGAGCCTTCAAGTGTTACTGTAAATACAAATACTTGGTATCATATTGCCGTAGTTAGAAGCGGCTCTAATATGACATTGTACAGAAATGGTGTTGCAACATCAACAGGAACTAATAGCTCAGATCTTAATAATGCTTCTACATTAAGTATAGGAAATGATAATAGTCAATCCGGGTCTTATCCAATATACGGATACATATCTAATTTTAGAATAGTAAATGGAACTGCTGTTTATACTTCTTCTTTTACGCCACCTACAACTGCTTTAACAGCTATCACAAATACTGCTTTGTTAACTTGTCAATCAAATCACCACAAAGATAATAGTTCAAATGATTTTACTGCTACAATTGTGGGTACAGGAATAATGATTAGTTCTTTAAGCCCTTTTAAAGAAACAAGTTCACTAGATATAACAACAAAGGGTGGATCTGCATTTTTTGACAATGATGGCACTGGTAATAATAACTATCTTCAATCAAGTGAAGGATTTACACTAAATTCAGGCAATTATACGATGGAAGCTTGGGTTTACCCAACTTTAGGTACTTCATCTTACGGAGCTTTTTTCTCTACGCAAGGAGGCACTACTAATTCTGCTCCTAATTTAGCTTTTGGAGGTAGTACTAGTGGAGCAGGGTATTTTAAGCATTACGTAAATAATACGAGTGATGTAATAACAAGCTCTACAACTTTTCCTCTCTACGCATGGTATCATGTTGCTGTAGTCTGGGATGACACTACTAAAACGCTTTATGTTAATGGAAAATCGGTAGGCACACACAGCGGTAGCTACAATAATAGCACTATTGCTAGATATAGAATAGGGGGTTGGGATACAACAAGTGGATCTGATTTTCCAGGTTATGTAACTAATGCAAGACTTATTCGAGGTGTAATTTATAAAGACGAATTTGACCCCCCTACTTCGCCTATACCAAATACAGTCGGGGCTGCGTGGTCTGTTGAAACCCCTGGATATAATGATGGGGTCCATTTGGATCCAAATCTTGCCTCAAGTACTTACGGTACGATTAACCAAGTAGAGTTTAGTAGTGATGGTACAATAGCAACTTTAGGTACAAGTGGTTCAAATGGTAGGTTACTTAAATATAATCTTGACACCGCTTGGGACCTTTCTTCATGGTCGTCTGGAGGTTCGTTGAATCTTTCCTCGAGCGTTATGACCTACCCAAGATCATTTACATTTGGTGATAGCGGCAAGAAAGTATATGCAGTAAATTGGGCGAATAGTATCACTTATGGTAAGATATATCAATGGAATCTTAGTACAGCATATGATGTTACTACAGGAAGTTATAGTTCTAAAAGTATAAGTTACACTGCTAGAGGAAGTTATGCTATTGGCGCTGCAATGTCTCCTGATGGCGATAGATTCTATTTTATTACAACTTCCAACGATCAAGTTCATCAATATAATCTTAACACAGACTATGATATTTCTACAGCATCTTATTCTAATAAAAGTTTAACTATACCAAGTAGTGTAGATTCTGCTCCGTATGGAGTAACTTTTAAACCCGACGGTCTTAAAATGTATATAACAGGCCTAGCGAATGATAGACTATACGAATATACTTTAACAACCGCTTGGGAACTCGATACAGCCACTTATAGTGGCGTAAGTTATTATTTTGGCGGGGATGCTTCTGGTTTCTATCAAGTATTTTTCAAACCAGATGGTACAAAATTTTATTTCGCAGAGCATGGTTGGGGTATTCATCAATATGACACAATTAACAATTCGAATATTCTAATGAACTTTGAAGACTCTGGCATCTATGATCTTGCCGGAGTTTCTAATATACAAACCCGAAACCAAGCCCAACTTGATACTAGTACTAAGAAGTATGGAACAGCCTCTATTGAATTCGATGGAACTGCTGATAGTTTAGAAATTATTCCACCACCATCAAATGATACTGTATTTGATTTTGAACAAGATTTTACTATTGAATTCTGGACCTATATAAACTCTACTAGTAGTGTTCAATATTGGCTGGAAACTAGAAGAGCTTCTGGGGAAACGACTTGGGCTATGGCACTAATTACTAATGCACCTACTTTTATATGGGACGGTAATGTATACGCAGCAACTGCTCTTTCAAACTACACAAATACTTGGATTCATATGGCTTTTGTAAGAAGCGGAAGCACTGGACAATGGTATATTAATGGAACTGCTTCTGGTTCCGCTCATAGTTTGGGCACAAATACGATTACTTCTACTGAAGGTATTTTAAGAGTTGGTGAAACGTGGAATCTTGCTTCGACTTCGGATTTTAATGGTTATATAGATGATTTAAGAATAACAAATGGTGTAGCTCGCTATACATCTAACTTTACCCCCTCTTCAGAGGCACTGCCCAAGTTTTAAAAGGAGACAAATATGTTATTTGTTGAAGTGGCCACTGGAACGCCAAAAACAAAAGTTCAGTTACAACAAGAAAATAAAAATATGTCTTTACCGAAATCATGGACTGCCGCCACTATGGAGGCTCTAGGAGTAACAACAGTTGCAAAAACTGCAAAGCCAAATCCTGGAGAATTTGAAATGGTCGTTGCAGATGGTGTAGAGCAAGTGAATGGAGTCTGGCAGGAAAAATGGGTTATACAAGATATGTTTACGGAGTATACTGACCCAGAAGGAAATACTGTGACTGTACAAGCTCAAAAAGATGCAAAGACTGCTTCTGATAATGCTGCTTTAGAGGCTGCAGAACGTGCTACAAGAGACACTCTTCTGAAAGATACCGATCATTTTGCTCTTTCTGATGTAACTATGTCAGCAGAAATGACTACATATAGGCAAGCATTAAGAGATGTTCCTCAGCAATCTGGATTTCCAAATACTATAACTTGGCCTACCAAACCTGAATAAAAAAGGGGCTATTCAGCCCCTTCCTCTTTAACTGGTTCTGGCGTAACTTGTGGTTGCGCCTGCTGTTGAATTTTATTTATCACTGCAATACTTGTTTTAGCGGGTAGCTCTCCCAGAGCCGCTAATACAACATTTATTTCTTGCAATGATAAATCCAACTTAATACTTTCATTTGCCATAATAGAAATTCCTATTTAAATATATCTTGCCAGTTTCCGGTAGTGCTCGCGCGTGCATACTCGGTGGCTCTGTTTTCAAAAAAGTTAGTGTGCTCTACACCGTTTAACATATAGTCAAGCCAAGGTAGAGGATTTTTATCACTACTAAAGATTTTTTTCATTCCCAGACCAAGAAGTCGACGATCTGCAATATATCGAATATACTCTTTTACTTCTTCCGCAGTTAAATCAGGTACTTCCGCACCTTCAAAACAGAGATCAATAAAAGCATCTTCAAGTTCTACTGTTCGCTCTGCGGCACAGTAAATCTCATATTTTAGATCATCATTCCACAACTCTGGATTCTCCTTAATAAAAGTTCGGAACAACTGGCTCATACCTTCGACATGAAGAGTTTCATCACGAATACTCCATGTTACAATTTGTCCCATACCTTTCATCAAGTTATGTCTTGGAAAGTTAAGTAAAATAGCAAAACTACTGAACAATTGTACTCCTTCTGTAAATCCAGAGTAAATCGCCATAGTTTTTGCGATATTCATTGGAGTATCCATACCAAAATTGGATAAATGCTCATGCTTATCCATCATTGCTTTGTGCTCAAAAAACTTTTGGTACTCATCGTCACCAAAACCAAGAGTTTCTAGCAAGAGTGAATATGCTTCTTGATGCACTGCTTCCATTGCTGCAAAAGCAGACAGCATCATTCTTACTTCAGGCTGCTTAAATGTTGGTAGATAATGCTTCGCATACCCACAGCAAACATCTACATCAGCCTGTGTAAAAAATCGAAAAATCTGATTGATAAGTCGACGATTCTCAGGTGTCAACTTATCACGATAGTCTCGTAAATCATCAGCAAGATTTACTTCATCAGGAAGCCAATGCATATGCTGTTGAGTTTTATAGTGTTTAAAAGCCCAAGGATAATTAAAAGGCTTATAATATTCTCTTTCTGTTAATAAATTCATTCAACGCTCTCTAAGACTTCTTTTAAGTCGCTATATCCCCCAATCCAAGTATCCCCAATAAGTATCTGGGGTACTGTTTTTACATTGGGAAATAATTTACTAAATTTTAACATATCATGGCTTGCTTCAATACTCTCTACTTCATATCCTTTTTCTTTTGCTAATTTTTCTGCTAAATGGCAAAAGCGGCAATCTTCAGTACCCCATATTGTTACTTTATCCTTCACAGGCAAGACACCCCTCTTCATCCATGCTTTCGAATATATACTGTCGAAGAGCTTCGTCAGATACATTTTCAGCACGTTTATACGCTTCGCTACGTAAATAGTATAGAGTTTTTACTTTCTTTTTCCATGCCATCATATGTACTGCATGAAGTTCTTGCTTTGACACATTGGCAGGAAAAAATACATTTAGAGACTGACTTTGACAGATATATTGCTGTCGATCGGCTGCAAAATCAATAATCCATCTTTGGTCAATTTCAACTGCGGTTTTAAATACGTCTTTTGTAACTTCGTCCAGAAAGTCAAGATGCTGAACTGAGCCACCGTTTGTAACAATACTTTTCCATACTTCATCCGTATCTTCTCCTATCTCTTGTAAAATGTGTTCAAGATATTCATTTTTTTGAAGACTTGAGCCTGACTTAGTTTTTTGAGTAAATGCATTAGCCCTGTAAGGCTCAATACTAGGACTAGTATTGCCACAAATAATACTACTGCTAGCATTAGGAGCAACAGCGAGAAGGTGAACATTACGAACTCCATAACCCAATGCATCAGGAGCTTCACCCCTTTCTTCAGCCAGTTTACGAGTTGCATTTAGTGCCTCCGTTTTTATATGGCGAAACATTCTCATGTTTGCGCTCTTTGCCATTACGCCTTCGAATGGCAGATGGTGTCGCTGCAAATAAGCATGAAAGCCCATTGCTCCGAGACCTATACTTCTTTCCTGCATTGCACTATACGCTGCTCTCCATAGCTCGCGAGGCGCATTGTCAATAAAATGTGTAAGTACATTGTCAAGCATTGCTATTAGGTCTGGAATAAAATGAGGGTCATGCTGCCATTCGTCAAATTCTTCCAGATTTACACTTGATAGACAACATACTGCTGTACGCTCTTCATCTGTAGCAAGAGTAATCTCACTACAGAGATTTGAGTGATGTACTGTTAATCCTTTGTCTTTTTGACACTGAGGCAATGCGGCTTGCACAGTATCTTTAAACATAATATAAGGTTCACCAGTTTCTACACGATTCTGAATAAGTTTTACCCAAAGTGTTTTTGCGGATACAGTTTTTATAACTCTACCAGAATGAGGGTCAATCAAGTCCCAGGAGTCATCGAACCCCTCTTCTCTTGTAGCACCTTCGATAAGCTCCATAAACTCATCTGGAATAATTACTCCATGATGTAGATTTACAGACTTACGATTTACATCGCCACCTGTGGGCTTACGAACATCTAAAAACTCTTCTACTTCGGGGTGAGAAATATCAAGATAAGCAGCGTAGCTTCCTCGACGAGTAACACCCTGGCTGAAAGCTAACATTTCTGCATCTACTACTTTTAGAAAAGGTATGACACCTGTACTTTCTGATCCGTTACTTGTTCTTGATCCGACGCTTCGAACACCGTTCCAGCAACCACCAATGCCGCCACCGACGCTACTGAGAAAAGCATTCTCCGTGTAGTGATTTGTGAGCCCTTCACGGCTGTCGTCCACGAAATTAAGAAAGCAGCTAATAGGCAAGCCCCGGGTAGTTCCCCCATTAGAAAGCACAGGAGTACTAAACATAAACCAAAGTTTACTAGCATAATCATATAACCTTTGTGCATGTTCTTCATCATTCGCAAAAGCTTTTGCTGCTCGTGCGAAAGCATCTTGAGGAGATATTTCTCCATCAATTAAATATCTGTCTTGCAGAGTTTTCTTACTAAACTCTGATAGATACCGATCTCGTCGATAATCTACTGTTACATTAAACGACACCTAACATTCTCCCTTGTATATCTGATATGTTATCAGACCCAATCGCATCATCGCAATAAGTCATTAAATCCATAAGTTCATAGTTTTCTAAAATTTGTTCTGCATTTTCGTTTAATGCTTGAATAAACTTATATCGACTATCAATCGGAGTTGCATCATAAATACTCATTGCATCTCCATATTCTTGAATCAACTGTACAGCTCTCTTTGGGCCTATTCCAGGTATGCCTGGGACATTATCACCCTTGTCTCCTGTTAGACATTTAAGAGAGATATACTCTTCGGGAGAACATTCATAGTGCTCAGACCATGTATCAAGCGTGACTTCCTTCCTCGTCACATATGAGAATCGTCCGACGTTTTCTTGAATAAGTAAATCCCAGTCTCTATCACTCGAAATAAGCCAAATATATTCTAAACCATACTTATTTCTTTCTTTTACCAAATGAGCAGCAATATCGTCTGCCTCTACACCTTTATATCGAAGTACAGTATATCCTGCTTCTTCGAGTACTTCTAGGGATGCTTCAAACTCTTCAAAGAACTCTTCAAATGCGATTCGTTCTTCTTCTGTTTGCTCTGCAAACTTTTCTTTTCGATTTTGCTTGTACTCAGGGTTTATACCTTTTCTATAGCTAGAAGAACCCCAGTCTGCTGCAATAATTAAATTTTTACAGTCATAAGATTTTGCAAGAGACTCTACAGTACGTTGATAATCATATCGAAAGTCTGTACGCCCTTGATGCTTCCATCGAAATGCTAAGTTTAGCGCGTCTACTATAAGTGTGGTTTTATCACTTGGATTTACAATTTTTTCACTAAAACTGAATGCCATTTTTTAAAAACTCCACTGTTTCGTTTTCTAACCAATCTTCTGCGGGAAGAATGAAACAGTTAAGAAACTGTATGAACATCCATTCTTCAGTTTGTTTTGGCTGTAAATTTGTTACAACAAATACAGGAGAACGATTATACTTAAAGAAAAGAAGAGGTTCTTGATCTCCTCCTTTCGCTTGTACTTGTACTTTTTTCCACCAGCGAATAAGATTATTTGTCTTTTTCGCAGTAAATATTTTGTCTGAAAGAGGAGACTCAGAGTAATTTTTTACTTCAATACAAAATCTATTTTTTTCATTCGGAACGTAGAGATCGCCTTTCAAATACTCAAGAGCCCCTGAATTAGGGACTCTTTCAAACTGCAACCCCGTTGCGACCCGTAACATATCTCGTACTAAGTATTCTCCTCTTGCTCCTTTCGCTCTGCTATCAACCATATTAACTTCTTCTTTTTATCTACTTTAGAAAGTTCTTCGAGCTCTTGTTGCAGCTCTTGTTCTTTTGCTTTCTTTAACAACCACATTCTACGCTGTGCTGCTAGTCGATTCATTCAAGGGCACTCACATTTTCTCTCTTTACGACTTCAATCTTCTCTAGCAGAGGATGTGTCCAACCGTGACTGACTACATAAGTATTTAGATTTTCTTCTCCAAGTAATACTTCGACAAGTTTCTCTCTACCTGTTTCATCAAGTACGTTAATCACTTCATCTAAAAAGAGAATATTGATTCGTGATTTTGAAATACTACTCATTAGCTTACGAATTGCTATAAGAGTAGCGGTGTTTACTCTTGCTAACTCTCCAGAAGAAAGAGCAAGTATATCAACAATGTTTCCATTGTCTGTAATTTGCACATTTAGCTTATCATTACTTACAACAAACTCAAGAGTAAAACGCCCGTCTGAAAGCTCTCCAAGATAGGTGTTTACTAATTCTTCTAGTTCCTTTACTAGATTTTCAATCTTATAAGCAATTAAGCCGTTTGTGCTAAATGCTTTTTTCAGCACTTCCAAATTAGAATACACACTTTCTACTTTATTTAACGACTCCTGTGCCTCTTCTAATTGTTCCAGAAAACTATCTGTTTGTTCTTGAATTACTTGGATTCGGGTGTTTTGCTTTGTTCTTCTCTCATTTTCCGCCGTTGCATCCGCCACAGACTTTTTGATCGAAACCAAGTCAGCTCGTACTCTTCCCAAGCGCTCTTCGAGCTCTCCTTTATCCAAGAGGGCCACTGGCAGATCTCGATCAATGCTTCGATAAAGATCCTCCCACTCTCTTTGCATTTTGTTTTTATATTCGAAACGTTCATTGTTTCGTTTAATTTCTTGAATTCTTGTTGTAATTTCACGCATTTTCTCCTCTGCGAAAGAAATCTTTGTAGCTTCCTCCGTAATTAGACTTTGCTTGAATGTCTCTTGAACATTTTGCTCGCAAGTCGGACATCTACCTTCCAAATCTTCCAATTTTTTCATCATCCGCTTTGACCCCGCTACGACCCCGGTAAGATTACCAAGTTCTGATTGTAGCGTATCATAGGACTCTTTTGCATGTACATCAATATTCTGTATTTCTTGAATATTTATTTGCTTGAGCAAAGAGATGCACTGATTATTTTGTGAGATTTTTTTATTTTTTTCCGAAATATTTTCAATTTCTTTCGTTAGTGAACGGAATTG